CTATATTTGATGGTAAGCTGGATGGTTTTGATGCATTTGATGAAGCGTGGTCGCAGTGGATGGATGCCCTTAGGGCTGGGCGTGCGAAGACATATATTCCTGAGTGCATGATTCCGAGAAATCCATCGACCGGTGAGATTCTGCGTCCCAATCCTTTTGATAATCGTTACATAAAGAGCGATACCAATATGGCAGAAGGAGCAAAAAATGCGATAGATACAGAACAACCGTCAATACCTCATGATAGTTATCTTGCATCATATTCGACCGCTCTGGATCTGTGTTTGCAGGGCGTGATAAGCCCGTCTACACTTGGTATCGATGTGAAAAAGTTAGACAATGCCGATGCACAGCGTGAAAAAGAAAAAGCGACACTCTATACCCGTAATGCAATTATCGAGGCTTTGCAGGATACACTTCCAGAACTTGTTAATGCAGCGATTAATGCTAATCAGCTTCTGAATAAACAGGCTGTGAGCAAAGTAGACGTGGACATTCCTTTTGGAGAATATGCAAATCCGTCTTTTGAAAGTCAGGTTGAAACATTGGCGAAGGCGCGTCCTGGTTCAGCAATAATGAGCATTGAGGCACAGGTGGAAGAACTCTACGGAGATACTCGTGATGAAGAATGGAAGAAAGCTGAGATTCAGCGTTTAAAAGCAGAACAGGGTATTGCTGAAGTTGAAGAACCTGGAGTAAACATGTCGGCTGGAAAATTCAAAGTAAATATGAAAGAGGTAAACGTGGATGAAGGTAAAAGTAATGAACCACCTGTATCAGATGGGGCAGCAGGAGTATCAGGGATTACTCAAAACGGCAAGTGAGCAGGTGCCCTTCGGTATATACGCGATTGAAAAGAATGGATATGCTGAATTACGTTGTGACAGATGCAAAAGTGTATCGAAGCTGAAAGAACTGACCCGACAGTTTAAAGCACAGGGATTCAAGGTATATGCGAACGGGAGGTGATCCCTGTGAATGAATATGATATTGGAGCTGCTTTCAAGGAAATCGAAGACGAACTGATTGCTTCTATGGTTCGGAACATGGAAAAGACTCATAGGAAAGAGGAAGAAGAAAAGGGATTCGAATGGAGCCAATGGCAGGTCGAACAGCTGAAATCACTGGAAAGATACAAAGCTGATAACCGGAAAAAGTATGAGGGAAAGTTCAAACAGATCAACAGAGAGATTGAAGCTCTAATCCGAACAGCCAGAGATGTCGGGAACATGGATCAGGAGATTGCGATTCTCAGAGCAATTAAGAATGGGTTCAAAGGAGCCAAGAAAGCAAGCAGGGGAGCGACCGCAGAATTCTTTAAACTCAATGATCGGAAGCTGGAAGCATTGATCAAGGCGACAACAGATGATATGCAGCGCGCAGAGACGGCAATCCTGAGAATGGCAAATGACCAATATCGGAAAGCAATATTCAATGCACAGGTTTATGCCAATACTGGTGCCGGGACCTATGAAAAGGCTGTAGATATGGCAACGAAAGATCTGCTCTCTCGGGGGTTGACTTGTGTTGAATACTCCAATGGTGCCAGACATACTCTGAAAGATTATGCTGACATGGCCATCAGGACAGCATCAAAGCGGGCATATTTGACCGGAGAGGGAGAAAAAAGACTGGAGTGGGGAATTCATACTGTTATCGTAAATAAACGAGGGAATCCCTGTCCTAAGTGCCTTCCTTTTTGCGGTAAGGTTCTGATTGATGATGTATGGTCTGGAGGAAGTGAAGAGGATGGGGCATATCCCTTGATGAGCCATGCCGTGGCAGCAGGGCTATATCATCCAAGATGCAAAGATAGCCATACAACATATTTCCCGGGGATTTCGACAGCAGATGATACATGGACAAAAGAAGAATTGGCGGCAGCAGGGGGCAAGAGGGAACAGATAGTCAGAAGGCAGTATGCAAAGAGGCAGTTCGATAAATATCAACGCTTGGCGGCATATTCGCTTGATTCGGAACACAAGAATAAGTACAAGTTGAAAGCGGCACAACAGAAAAATGGTGATGACCTGTTTTCAATAATGGATGATGTAAAAACGCATAGAGAAGACACTCCTAGAAGGTTGATTGAATTAGTCGAAAAATATACTGCAGATAACTTTATTACATTGAACAATACAGCAGATATCCCATATGTATATAATCTGGATCTGGATGTGGTTGAGATTAATCAGAATCATCCGCTATTCCCCACATATGACTATAGAGAAACAATGATTCATGAGATAGCTCATCGAATAGACCATAATGAATTTGGCAGTCCGATGAATCTGAAATTCTCAAAAGCGATACAAAAAGCCGAAAAGGATATTCTGGCACAGGAGAAACGATATAGTGATTTGTTTGACCCTGGCGGGAAATATGAGTATAATATGCTTATAAGCGATATTATTGGATGTGTCACTGATAATGTGGTCGTAGGGTATGCTTATCACGAATCGCAGTATATAGGAATCCCGGGATTTACGGAGTTAGAAGTATTTGCCGATATGTTCGCAACATTGTACCTGGGAGATGATGAATCGGTTGAATTTGTCAAGAATGAATTATCGGAGGTTTATCAAGCTTTTATGGAAATCGTGGGTGAATGATATGCTGAAAAAAGAATTCATAGATAAAATGCGAAACGATGAAGAACTACAGGAATTGAGAAAAAAAGTATTTGCCATAACTGGAAAGCGAAAGGATATCGCGTTTTGCGCTGGAAAGTACACCATGGAAGAGTGGAAAAACCATTTAAGAGAAATCATAAGGAATAATGAGACCACCAGTCAGTGATGACAGGTGGTCTTTTTATGCTCCAAACACGACATGAGCTAAAAAGGTGCGCGGCCGGTGACACCGATGAAAATGGAACAGGAAATAAGGGCGACACCCTCAAAACGGAAAGGAGAACACGATGAACAAAAAGAGATTACCACTGAACCTGCAGTTTTTCGCAGAAACTGGTACAGCAGGCGGGGAAGGCGGCACTGGTACGCAAAGCCAGCAGACGAACTCTCAGCAGGCCGGTCAGCAGACAGGAAGTGCCAATATCGATTATGCCAGGATCCAGCAGATGCTCGATGGCACATTGGCTGCGAAAGAGGATGTTGCTTTAAAAGCATATTTTAAGCAGCAGGGATTGTCTCAGCAGGAAGCCGAGCAGGCTATGGCAGCATTCAAGGCTGAGAAAGCGAAAAATCAGCCTGACATAGCAGGTATGCAGGCGCAGCTTGCACAGTCCCAGTCAGCAGCGCGACAGGCACAGGTGGAAAGTGCAGCAATTATGGCAGCAGTTTCTTTGGGGATTGATGCCAAAACGATTCCTTATGTCCTTAAGATGGCAGATTTGAGCCAGGCTGTTGGACAGGATGGGAAAATCAATGAGGAAACTATCAAGAATGCCTTAAATAAGGTTTTAGAGGATGTACCTGCTTTGAAACCTCAGACAGCTGGTTCTGCGGGATTTGTGCAGGTTGGTTCTGCAGGCAGCAGTCAGCAGAACAATACAGAATCTGAAGAGGCTTTGAAGAAGGCATTCGGTCTTTAAAGAAAGAGAGGAAATAACAAATGGCAGTATATGATTATGCACAGACATTTACACAGATTTTACAGCAGAAATACGCCAAGGAACTGTGTTCCGATGCGCTGGCGCAGAGCAACCCTCAGGTTAAATTCCTGAATGCCCAGACCATCAAGCTTCCCAGAATGACCGTGTCTGGTTACAAAGATCATACCAGAACGATCGGTTTTAATGCAGGCGTCATGAGCAATGACTGGGAACCCAAAAAGCTGTCCCATGACAGAGATATCGAATTTTTCGTTGATCCCATGGATATCGACGAGACCAACCTGACTCTGTCTGTAGCAAATATCCAGAATACCTTCGAAACAGAACAGGCAATTCCTGAAAAGGATTCCTATCGGTATTCCAAACTCCATGCCGAGATGACTGCTTGCACCGGCAGGATCGATACTACTGTAATTAGTGCGGCCAATTTCCTGGAGGCATTCGATACTGAGATGGCGCTGATGGATGAGGCAGGTGTACCGGAAGAAGGAAGAATCCTTTATGCAACCCCGACTATGAGAAAAATCATTAAAGAGGCTGAAGGCATTCAGAGAATGGTTGTTGTGAATACTCCTTCCACAATCAACCGTAAGGTTCACAGCCTTGATGATGTAACAATCAAATCGGTGCCTTCTGCCAGAATGAAGACCAAATATGACTTTACTGATGGCTGTGTGGCAGCAGAAGACGCAAAGCAGATCAACTGGATCCTGATTCATCCTTCCTGTGTTGTTTGCCGCGACAAGTACAGCTATATTAAGCTGTTCACTCCTGGCACTGATTCCAGAACTGCTGATGGATATCTGTATCAGAACCGTAATTACGGAGATCTGTTCCTTCTGGAGAAAAAAGTTGCCGGTTGTGCAATGAATGTAGAAGCATAAGGAGGTCCTTGATGAAAGCGATAAAAGGGAATAAGGAGTACACCATCGATGAAAAGCAGAAGAAATTTTATGTGGATTCTGGGTTTGACATCATCGGTGACGAAGGTAAAGTGATCGAATACGGAAGAGGTAAAACTGTTCCGTATGGCGATTATATGAAGCTGAAAAACGAACTGGAAGAACTGAAAAATCAGCCTAATCAGGCTGATGATCAGGATGTTCTTGCAATCCTGACTGCATATGCTAATGAGCATGGCGTTGATCTGGGAAAGGCAGCATCTATTTCTGGTATTGTAAAGAAAATTAAGGAGCACGGCGCGGAAGGCGGTGAGTGATATGGCTTACGAGCCATATGCTGATGAAGCATATTATCACAATGATTTTTGTGGCAGAGTAATTCCGGAAGAAGAACTGAAAAGAAAACTGATCATGGCAAGCCGGCATATCGATTCCCTGACCTACAATCGTATTGTTGGTCAGGGTTTTGTGACCTTGACAACATTCCAGCAGGATATCATACGAGAAGTGGTATGCCAGCAGGCGGAATTCGAATATGAAAATGCGGATCTTATAGAGACCGTACTTTCAGGGTACAGTTTGAATGGGGCGTCGGTGCAGTTTGGAACTTCTTGGAATGTATATACTGATAAAGGTGTTGCCATGAAGAAGGATGTATATGCTCTGCTGGCGCAGACGGGGCTGTGCTGTCGTTTGGCGAGGTGAGGCTATGAAATATCCGAGTTTAGTGCCAAAACGGCTCTGTCGGACAGATATCAAGGTTTGTTTGGAATCTGAGGGCGTTGATAATAACGGTCAACCTGAGAGGATTCTTGAACTGGACTTAAAATGCAATTTCCAGGACAGAGCCAAGACAGTACTGACAGTAGAAAAAAAGCTGGTGCAAATCACGGGTACAGCGATGTTTGACGGAGATATCGCGCCGGAATGGCCGACATTGAGTGGAGGTACAGTGACTGTGTTCGGAGAAGAACGCCGGATTCTACAGGGTATGAAAGCACGGAATCCGGATGGAACTGTTAATTACTGTCGGCTGGAGGTGATCTGATGCGGGTAAGCTCTACTGTAAAAATGAATTTTCCCAGGATCAATCAGTTGACGCAGGCAGCAGTCAGAGCATTGGAGCTGACAGCAGAATCTTTTCATACAGAAGTGATTCAGGTACAGGTATTTCCATTTGATACTGGTAATTTGCAGAATGAGAGCACATTCATAGATTATTCAGAAGCAAAAAATGGGAAGGTGACAATATCTTCAAGCACTCCATATGCCAGGCGTTTATATTATCATCCAGAGTATCATTTTCAAACAGATGAGAATCCAAATGCTCGCGGTGAATGGTATAACTGGTGGCTGCCTGGCGGTAAGTATGAAAACTTTGCGAAAGATGCTTTCAAAAAGTTCTATAGGATGGTAGGTGATGTCTGATGCTGATGATGGAAGATATACGCGCATTTGTCAGCGGTTTTGGGATTGCAGATGATCGCAATACATACATCGGAAAACTGAATAACAAAAAACAGCATGCGATTGGTGTATATCACCGAAAGGGCGAAGGATCACCGATAACAGCGTTGGGCGGCGCAATGTATTCCAGCTACGATATAAAGCGCATTTCGCTGCTGGTGCATTGGGATAAAGATCCACAGGCATCAGAAACAGCAGCCTTTGGACTCTATGAGAAACTTAGGAACATATCCAGCCTGAGCATAGGTGATACGCCAATCTTATTTGTTATCCTGCAGGTACCGGAGCCGGTATCTGTTGGAACGGATGAAAGTGGCGTATATGAATATGTGATCTGGCTGGATTTTGTATATCAGAGAAAGTGAGGAACAAAAATGGCAGATGCAGTTGCAGGAAAAGTATTTCCGGTACATAACAACAAATTCAAGTTCGGTACAAATGGTACCGAGAGTACAACGGAACAGATGGTGATGCCCGCTGACCTGGAGAACTTTGCACCTTCCATCGATGGTACCGTGGAAGAATGGTATGCGATGGATGCAGAAGGTTGGGCGAA